CCTAACTAAACAACAGTTAGGGTATTTCTGGAGACCAGAAGAGGTATCTCTACAGAAGGATCGTGGTGACTACCAATCATTACGTCCAGAGCAAAAGCACATTTATACTTCGAATCTTAAGTATCAGATTATGCTTGACTCTGTGCAGGGTCGTGCACCAGGTATGGCATTCTTACCATATTGTTCTCTACCTGAGTTAGAGGCATGTATGGAAGTGTGGTCATTCATGGAGATGATTCACTCACGTTCTTACACATACGTGATTAAGAATGTATATCCAGATCCATCAGAAGTGTTTAATAAAATATTATCTGATGATCGTATCCTAGAACGTGCTGCGAGTGTGACAGAATCATATGACACATTCATTAACTATGCACAGGAATGGGGTCAAGGAAACATGTGGAGAGATGATTGGAAGGCATCACCTTCATCAGTCTGGACACGTAAAGATTTAAAAAGACACTTATACAGGGCAGTCGCTAATGTCAACATTTTGGAAGGTATCCGCTTTTATGTATCTTTCGCTTGTAGTTTTGCTTTTGGTGAGCTTAAACTCATGGAAGGATCTGCGAAAATCATATCGCTTATTGCAAGAGATGAGAACCAGCATCTGGCAATAACACAGAACATCATCAACAATTGGAGAAAGGGTGATGATCCTGAGATGAAGGAGATTGTAAAGGAAGAAGAGCAATGGACATATCAGATGTTTGATCGTTGTGTGAATGAAGAAAAGGTATGGGCAGAGTATCTATTCAAAGATGGTAGTATGATTGGTTTGAATGATAAACTACTTCATCAGTATGTTGAGTGGATTGCCAATAAAAGGATGAAGTCAATCGGATTGAAACCTGTTTACGATATTCCAGCAAGAAATAATCCATTACCTTGGACACAACATTGGATCTCATCAAAGGGTTTACAAGTTGCACCACAGGAGACAGAGGTAGAGTCATATATAGTGGGAGGAATCAAACAAGATGTGAAAAAAGACACATTTAGTGGTTTCAAACTTTAACACATGCTACCATGGATGATAAAGATCTACTTGATGAATTAAAGGAAAGAATCAAAGAAGGACCTGTTATCTTTACACCAGATAACGATTTTCTAGATAGGTTAAATCCTGAAGATAATATTGAATTATTTAAGGATGCGATCAAAGATGCTGCCGATAGTTACGATCAAGATATAAATAAACTTAATAATGATGAACAATCTGAAGAATCCATTTAACTTTGTCAAAAATACTCGTCAAAGTTACTGTAGATTTTATCAAAAAACCTTTACTGAAGTGCAAGTGCAAATAGAAACTGAAGACCCTGCGTGGATTCCGCTAGATACTTTAGTTGCTATTACAAAAAAGTATGAGTCAGTATGAAAATCCTTGGTTATATAATGAACAAATCTTTGATAGTGATCTGATTGGTGATTATTATGGGTTTGTTTATCTAATTACTGGTGAACAAACAGGAAGAAGATACATAGGTAGGAAATATTTTTGGCAAAAAAGAAAACCAAGAACAGGGTCGAAGAGAAGAGTTACGTCCGAAAGTGATTGGAAAAAATATTACGGTAGTTGCCCAGAACTGAAAGAAGATATAAAAGAATTTGGTAAGTTAAATTTTAAGAGAGAAATATTAAGTTTACATAAAACAAAAGGTTTGGTTAATTTTGAAGAAACTAAACAATTGTTTTTAAATAATGTATTGAGTGAGTCCCTTGACGATGGGAGACCTTTATATTATAATAGTAACATTCTAGGACGCTATATGCGGAAAGACTATGGACAATTTTAATGAAACGTTAAAAACAACTCATGATTGGGCTATGAGTCGCATTCAAGCATTATGCGAGACTAGTGATCTTCATACAGTTGAAGATGGTTGTGCAATTCATGACGAATTTGCAGAATGGTTTTATTGTGACGAAGAAGATCTTGACATATGCTCACTTACTTACATAGGAGAAGGTAGTGAGTATGCTTAGTAATGAACAAATGGAACTTAGACAACAAACTTTAAGTATTTTAATTAAAAATTTTGATGACAATCGTGCCATTTATGAGTGTGCAGATGAGTGGGTAAGTAAGTTCACTACCACCTCTGGACTCATAAAATACTACAAAACTTATTTTGCTAAATAAGAGTGCGTTCTAGTATCAAAAAATGGTAGATAAGAAACCAGAACAAAAGGTTGAAGAGAAACCAAAAAATCTTTTAACAAAAATTAAAGAAAGTGTAGATGATAAAGAGGAGCAACTCGCATTTCTATCTACAATCGTAAGACTTTCTGTTCTTGTGTGGTCTGCAGGAATCTTGACTTTAGCATATGTTAAGTTACCAGCAGCATTCAATATACCAGAACAAAAACTGGATCCAACTTTCATAGCTTCTGTGTTTACAGGAACTCTAGCGACTTTTGGCGTCCAAGCAGCAGGTAAGAAAAAAGGTGGAGATAGTGGCAGTAGTAGTGCAAACATATCTAAAAAGGATATGGAGTTTCTAATTGCAAAAGCATCTGAAACTGCACCAGCGCAAACAATCAGAATCGAGCAAGCACCAGTATCAATCGTACCGACTGCTGCACCTAAAAAATAGGAATTAGAATTATGGATATGGAAGAGGCGATGTTTGGACCAGAGGTAAAAATCTCAAATCCTAAACCAGAAAAACCAAAGAAAAATATTAATCTAACCAAGTGGTTCGCACTTGGTCTTGGTGGAATTTTTGGTCTATCTCATATTGGTTTAATTGGTATGGTAAGTCGAAAAGATAGTTTACCAATTATAAGTCCACCTGTAGGACCTTATACATCATATAAAGTGAGTGTAACAGACAAAGGATATGCTATTTCATACAAAGCAAATGATCCTAAGACAGCATTTATTACTAAGGATATCAAAGAGAAAGGTGGTTTCTTAGGTTTAGCAAATGAAACTACTCAAGTTACAGAAGAGTATTTCTTAGATGGTAAGACTAACCAAGGTGGTGCAGTATCAAACCATAGATCTTGGATGGATCAATCACCAGGTTTGACACAAGAGCAAGCAAAAGAAATAACTACAGCAAAATCAGAGGAATGTATTAAAGCAATTGGATCAGCAGAGGGTACAGGTAGATTAGTTGGCACAAGTGTTGGTGCTGCTGCAGCTCCTACTCTTTCTTCTATTCCTTTTGTTGGTTGGGTTGCCGCTGGTTGGGTAGCAATGTTTGGAGGTAATCAAGGTGCTAATATAGGTGGTAACATGGCGAATGATTTGAATAAAAACTGTTAATGAATCTTTGGAAAAATTATAAAGATGTCTTACATCAAACTTTTCCTTTACATAATGGAGTGGGAAGTGTTTGGGCCCAATGGCAAGGCAAAGATACTTTTTTAACCGCAAAAACATATACAACTCCATATATAATTAAGTCAAGAGAAGTGGAGATCTGGAATGAAAAGTCTTGCATTTACAACAACATCATCTATCCTAAGACAGGCAGTAATCTTCCCTGTTTTGGCATGGATCTTATGGGATTTAGTGACAAGAAGGTCATTATTGTCTTTGACTTCCAACATCCTGTAGAGAATTATTTGTTCTCTGTAGAAGGATTGCCTAAAGGTAGAGGGGATTATCGTTTCTTTGAGCCAGGTAATCACTTCTCAGAAAATATTTACATACAATATTGTAAGATGTCAGAGGTTGATGAGCACCTTGAGATGTTCACGACTTACTTGACAAAGTACAGAGACATGATAGAATTAGAGAAACCAACTGGTAACGATACCAGTTTTTATAAAGACTTTGACACTTACATGACTAAACTTGATCCTGTATCAGGATATCTGAAAGGTAAGTTTGGAGAAGAGAAAGCAGAAAGTCTTGTCAATGATTTTTTATTTTGTTTTAAATAACGATGACTAAAAGAAAAAAAACTACTTTTCAAAAAATTGAAGATGTATTAAATGATTTTGCGATGTGGCATAAAAAATTAATACGTAAATTTAGAAAATGGTTTAATCTTACAGACTACAAATTACTTTGGTTGTCTTTTGGTGAGGGAGTATTAATAGGACTTTTGTTAGCATTTATACTTTAAGTGTGGGTGTCCACACATTAGTGCGTAATAATACCTAGTACGTTATAATAAATAATAATGTACTGGAGTTGAAACTATCATGTCCCATTACACACTCAGTTGGCACGACCAACAAAATAAACACCAAGAAATAGGTGAATATGCGGAAGACGCATGGGAAGCCGTAAGAAATGCAAGAGAGGATGTTCCG